TGGGGATTTTATGCTCAATGCCGCAGCAATAGAAAAAAATCCACAAAGATTTAATGAGATTATATCTGCAGGATTACAAAAAGCACGAGAAAAAGGCATTGAAGTTGGTGATATTTCAGGGGTTGGTATGGATGAGTCTGGAGATGTATTAGCATCTAAAGGTGAGTTTCTTGTTAAAAAACCTCTTGCTGAAACTATCGGATACGACACATTAAATCAATTTAATGATCAAGGCAAACCAGAAGTTGACAGACGAGTTGCAGCATCAGGTGGGTTTTTAGATGGATACGCAAATGGGGGAGAAGTTGACCTTCCTGCTACTCGACCTAGTGCTGGGTTACTTAACTTGTATGAAGCAATAAAAGAAAGATTTCCCGGAGGACCTGAACCTGCAAGAAAAACAACAAAAGAGTTTTTAAATAAAATGTCTGATGAAGAAGCTTTAGCTTTAACAGCTATTACAGAAGCTAGTATCTTAGGTGAAAAAGGACTTGAGAGTGTAATGCATGTTGTAAATAACAGAATAAACTCTGACTATCAAGATTTTAAAAGCCAGTTTAATGTAAAAGATGTACTGAACAGACAAACTGCTGGTGGTGCATTTCAATTTACAGGGCTTGAGATAAAAGGACAAGATGGGTTTGCTGATCTGCGAACACACGTAACCGAACTCGTAACAAACCCACAAGCATACAGAAATTATATGAAAACTGTTGACATGGCAAAAGATGTGTTAGCAGGAAAAAGAAAAGATTTTACAGGTGGAGCATTGTTTTATTATAATCCAAAAGCTTCTACCTCAGAAGATTTCAAGAATAAAGTAGCAGATAGAACTTATGTGCCTATATATTATATGAGAGGAAAAGGATCACAACATATTTATTTTTCTCCCCAAGATATATATAGACCTGAGTTACCTGTATCTAGACCAGAAACTCCTGCTGAAAGGATACAGAAGAAATCTGCACAACCCAGTTTTTTAGACGATAAAGTTGATTTAAGTGGACAAGGTATGTTTGGAACATACTTACAAAACAGACCTTCTTTACAATATTAACTCCGTTTAAAATTAACGTAGCTACCTGCAATAATGCAGCCCTACATAACCGAGCAGCCACCCCAAGCCATGTGGCACTGCTAGAAGGAGAATTATCATGGCAAAAAAACCAAGCGGCCACAGAGCTAATAAAAACAATGATTCCTTTGGAACTATAAATAACGAAAACCTGTACAGAAATGCATATCGTAAAGACGTTTACAAAGATGATGAAGAACAGGAAGTAGAGACACCCCCTGCTGAAGAAGCAGCCACGGTAAAAGAAAATACAAGTTTCGTTGAGTCAAAACAAGCTGACGAAGTTGACTTTAAAAAAAGATATGATGATTTAAAAAAGCATTATGATCAAAAGCTTGAGACATGGAAAACTGAAAAAAGCGAATTAGAAAACGCAATAAAAGAATCCGTATCTCAAAAAACTAATGTTCAAATGCCAAAAACTCCAGAGGAGTTAGAAGAATTTAAAACAGCATATCCAGATGTGTACGCAGTTGTACAGACTGTTGCTCATCAACAAGCTGAAGAAAAATCAAAAGAACTTCATCAAGAGTTGGAAACAATTCGTGAACGTGAAAAGAATTTGGTTGTTCAGAAAGCTTATGAAGAACTACTGAGAAAGCATCCTGATTTTGATGACATTAGAAAAGACAAGAAGTTTCTTGATTGGTTAGAGACACAACCTGCATCTTTAGCAGATGGTATATATAAAAACAACACAGATGCTTTATGGGCATCTAGAGTTATAGACCTCTACAAAGTAGATGCTGGTATTGTTAAAAAACCAAAAGCAGTAAAACCAACTGCAGCATCAGCAATAACTCCTGCAAAAGCAAGAGAGGTAACTGTTGATTCTAACGCTGGTAAACGCATATGGAAAGCTTCTGAGATTTCTAGACTCAAAGCACAGGAGTTTGAACGTTTTGAAAAAGACATTGATTTAGCTAGAATAGAAGGTCGTATTGATTTTAATTCTTAATTTTAACAACTTTTAAAGGGGAAAAGCGATGGCTTTTGATTCAGCTGCAGGTCACGGTAACCTGCCTAGTGGTAATTTTACACCGTCCATTTTTAGCCAAAAAGTTCTTAAATTCTTTCGCAGAGCATCGGTTGTGGAAGATATTACTAACACAGACTATGCTGGTGAGATTGAGAACTTTGGCGATACGGTTAATATTATCAAAGAACCGACAATTACAGTATCTGCTTACACAAGAGGTGCTGTGGTTAACACTCAAGACTTGGCAGACGACCAAATTACTATGGTTGTTGACCAAGCAAACGCATTTGCGTTTAAGATTGACGACATTGAAGAGCGTCAGTCACACGTTAACTTTGAAGCATTGGCAACATCATCTGGTGCATACTCTCTCAAGAGAAAGTATGATGCGAATGTTTTAGATCTAATGGCAACTAACGCAGGTCTAACTGGCGAATCAGGTGCTACCACAAAACAAATTTCAGGTATCGGAACATTAGGTTCTGCTCTTGATATTGGTGGTGCATCTACTCCGGGAGATACTGCTGTAAATACTATGCTTGTAATGGCAAGTGCATTAGACGATCAATCTGTTCCAGAAGAAAACAGATGGTTTGTTGCACCACCACTATTCTATAAGCATCTATTCTCAGCAGGTGCAAAATTTGCCGAAGTTCAGGTAACAGGCGATCAGACATCACCATTAAGAAATGGTCTTGTGTCTCTCGGTAACATTGCAGGATTTTCATGCTATAAGACTACAGCATTAAATTCAACTGCTGGTACTGATGAGGTAACATTATCAGGTCTTGCTACTGATGGTTCTGAAAACATCCTATTAGCTGGACATATGTCTTCAACTGCTACTGCATCTCATATTGCAAAGACTGAAGTAGTTCGATCAACAGAAAGTTTCTCTGACGTAGTTAGAGGACTTCACGTGTTTGGTCGAAAGGTACTCAGACCTGAAGCAATGTGTCGTGCTGTTGTTAGCTTAGATTAAGGGAGGATTAATTTATGGCTACTTATGATAGAACCATCACTGGTGGTGGTACAGTAGGGCATCCGGGTAATCTACCCAGACCTTACATAATTACATCTCCTGTCTATGATGCAGTTGACAATACTTCACTAGCAGGTGATGACATCGTTAAGTTAATTGATTTACCTGCTGATAGCATGGTCATTGGTGGAACATTAGAAGTTCTTGAAGCTTCTGGTAACGCTAATGTTACTCTTGATGTGGGTACGTCAACTGACGTTGATGCTTTTGTTGACGGTGGAGCAAGTAACGCTGCTGCCGATATTCAGTTCAACTTAAAGGCTGCAGGTGGTAACATGGTTACTTCTGCTGATTCTGTTCAAGTAACAGTGCTTGATTCAGGATCTTCAGGAACAACTGCGTTACGTTTCAGAGTACACGCTGTGATCTGTGACGTATCAGTTAACCCTGTTGAATCTGCTACAGTTTCAACTGGAACTTAATTAATATAAGGGGCAGGGCAACTTGCCCCTTTTACTATGATTTGGGTTCTTTTAATTTTTCTATCTGGCACAGTTCAAGATAGTATTTATTTTGATAACCTAGATACATGTTTAAAGATTGCAAAAAAAATTAGAGATCAAAATTGGAGTCAGTCTTTGGCAGGAGATAAAATCTGGGTCAAAGCTTACTGTGTTCCTCAGAAAGTCGAATAATGGCAAGAAAACAGGATAAACAACCACCACGCACAAAGAAGTATTACCGATCCACTAAGTCTGGTGCAGGTATGACAAAGGCAGGTGTTGCAAAATATAGACGAGATAATCCCGGTAGTAAATTAAAAACTGCAGTTACAGGGAAAGTAAAGAAAGGTAGTAAAGCGGCCAAGAGAAGAAAATCTTTCTGTGCAAGAAGTGCAGGACAAATGAAAAAATTCCCTAAAGCAGCAAAAGATCCAAATTCAAGATTAAGACAAGCTAGAAAAAGGTGGAAATGTTAA